ATGGCGACTATCAGGGCAAGAAAACTGGCGGATGGGACGGTGAGCTACACGGCTCAGATCCGCATCAAACGCGACGGAGTGCAAGTCTACCAAGAGAGCCAGACCTTCGCCCGGAAACAGGCCGCCCAGGCATGGACGCGCAAGCGTGAATCGGAGCTGGATCAGCCTGGCGCGATCGAGCGGGCCAGTCGGAAGGGCGTCACCGTCAAAGACATGATCGACCAGTACCTGTTGGAAGTGGGAAAGGCCCGGCCGCTGGGTAAAACCAAGAAGGCCACGCTTGAAGCCATCGGCAAGATGGACATCGGCCAACTGAGCGATACCGACATCACTACCCAATGCCTGGTCGACTTTGCCCTGTTTCGGATGAGCCGTGAGGGCGGGGGCGTCCAGCCGCAAACCGCCGGCAACGACCTGGCCCACCTCGGCGCCGTTCTGGCGATCGCCAAAGACGCCTGGGGCTACCAGGTAGATCCGCTCGCCATGGGCGGCGCGCGCCGGGTGCTGCGTAAGTTGGGCTACAACCTGAAAAGCCGCGAGCGTGACCGCCGGCCGACTTTGGACGAGCTGGGCAAGGTAAACGGGGCAAGGTCGACCAGATCATGTCTGCCGCCTTGGACGACGGCGTTATCGAAAAGAAGGAAGCCGACGCAATCATCGCGGCGCTGATCACCTACATGTCGGCCCGTTACGCCGAGGTGTTTGCAACCATCCAGCTCTACAGCCAGGGAGCTGTCTAGTGAGTACTTACAAACTGGTTTGCCCTCACTGCCAAGGCCGTATGCGCATCCGCACCAGCGAAGGCCAGCACATTTTCCTGCGTATCACCTACATGCAATGCACCAACGAAGCCTGCGGCTGGTCGGTGCGTGCTGAGTTTCAAATGACCCACGAACTGAGCCCCAGCGGCATGCCCAACCCACCCATACCTGACGGTCCCCAAACGGCCGCGCGGCAAACGGCTTGTAGTCCTGGGCCCACAGATCCCAACTGTCCACCATGCACGGTTGCAACATCGCCAAAGGGAAGATGCTGGCCCCATCGTCGATGAACTGGCACATCAGTAGGTTCTGGAAGGCCTCGGCATCGTATTCCTGGCGCAACTCGTCGAGGTCGAACAGATCGCAGCCACGGTCTTCCGCATCCAGGATGGTGACGATCTGCCGCCAGACCCGGTCCTCACACAGCCGGCCCTGCTGCAGCGCGTTATGAGAGACGTCGATTTTGACCCGTTGCGCCGCTGGCTTGCCCTTGTTGAACCGCTCACCGGTCCAGAACGTATAGGCTTCGTGCGCCATGCTGGACGGCGTCGAAAAGTAGGTCCGGCGGTATTGCTTCTGCATCGCCATGCCGCTGGCGACCTTGTTCAGTTCCTTGAACTTGAACGTCCAGAAGAATTCGTCGAAGTAGAAATTGCCGTGGTAGCCCTGGGCGGTACGGGCATTGGTGCCCAGGAAGTGCAGCTCTGCGCCATTGCCCAGAATGATTGGATCACCTGTCAGCTCGACACCGACCACCTCACGGGCAAAGGCCTGAATGTAGGCTTTGAAGATATGCGCCTGGTTTTTCGAGGCCGACAGGAATATCTGGTTACGACCTGTCGTGAGCGCATCGATCAGGGCTTCTCGGGCAAAATAGTAGGTCGCACCAATCTGCCGTGATTTGAGGATCGCTCGGGTCCGCTGGTTGCCTGCTTTGTACCAATCAAGCTGATAACCGAAACAGCCATCAATGAACGCCTCAGTCAGCTTTTCGATGTGTTCTTCGTCGAACTCGTTGCGCTTCGGCGCCTTCTTCGGCCCATCGTTGCGCTTGGCGAGGTTTGGATTCAGTTCGGTTTCAGTACCGCCGTCATTGAAGCGCTGAATACGGGCCTGGCGCTCCAACTGGCGGTGCAGCAGGTCAATTTCTTTGTAGTCCGATCCTGACTTCGGGTCCTTGAGGATCAATTGCACGAGGCGGGCTTCGGTCGCCGCCTGGATGCGCTCCAGCGGTGTCGCCCTGTCCCATTCGTCGCGGGCCTTCCAGCTGTGCAGGGTTTTTTCCTTCTCCCCGATCAGCTCGGCGATCTCGCACACGCGATAGCCCTGGCCGACGTGCCAGACGACAAGGTCAACGACGTATCGGTCCAGGAACACCTGTACCGACGCGCAATAGAGGCCGGTACCGGCGCCGAAGTCTGCGAGCGGTACCGCGACTACAGCGCGACCAATACCGGCAGCGACAAAGCCGAAGAAACCACCCCAACCATCGACGACTATCGCCGCGAAAGGATCTGTAATGTGCGCGGATCTGCTCGGCGAACAATGAGCCAAACCAGAAAGCCAGGGCGACAATGCCTTTGGCGCCGAAGCACAACCACAGCATCGGCAGCCAATCGGTCCGGTACTGCTTGGCATCGCGCTGGATATGCATGGCGATCGACTTCTGCAGCGTCTTCAGCCGCAGCTTGCCGAACTCGAAAAAGTCTTCCTTGTTGACCTGGCTGACCACGCCGTTGCGCATGGCGAGGTCGCCGAACACGTAGGCGCCGTGCTCCTTGCTGTAGCCCACGTAGTCGATGGTCTCTACGGTTTTCAGGCCGTAGAGCTGGTCTTTCATGATCTTGTCGAGCTGCTGCCCGCTGCCGGTGAACACCGCGCCTGCTGCCATGCTCAGCAGGCGTTTCTTGAACTCGCTGGCGGCGGCAACCTGGCCACCGGTGAAAGTGTTTTTGACACTGCCACCGTCGTGCGGGAAGTCCACGCGGAAGTAGTACCAGGACTCATCAGTCACTTCGTTGCGTTGGAAGTACAGAGCCTGGGGGTAACAGTTGGCGATTTCGACCACGCCACCGCACTGGCGTAGAGCCTTGTCTCGGCGCTGTTTGTCGTTGAGCAACTGGTCTTCCTGGCGCTCGGAAGATTCCAGCGACTGCATCGCCTTGTGGAATTTCTCCAAGTCCATTTTGAACCAGTACATCCGGCTTTCGAACCCGAAGAAAAATTCGTGGCGCTCGCTCCAGTCGTACATCAGCACGCCTTTTTCCGATGCGCTTTCAGCCAGCAGCAGGTCGCCGTGATAACGGGCTGCGCGTAAGTCTTTTTCGATCTGTTTGGCGCGTTGCTCGTCGCCGTCGACAAACTGCCAGCGCTGGTGCAAGTCGTTCCAGTCAACCTTGCGGCTGTCGGCCTGGGGGATTTGGGCTGCTTCGCAGACGTAGCCTAGATCGCGCGCCAGGCGAACCCAGCGCTTGGTGTAGCGGTGTGCGCCTGGCTCGTTGTCCAGGGCCCAAATTAGCTTGGGCAGCTTGCCGCCGCGTTGACGGGCCAGCTCTTTCAGGGAGTCTTCTGGATACGCACCGGATGACATAGCTGACACGGCGGCAATGCCGTTGTGCACCAGGGCGATGGCGTCAAAAATTCCTTCAACAATCCACAGCTCTTTGACGTCCAACAGTTCAACGCACGGAGGGCACCACCACACCCCACGAGGGCTGTCTCCAGGTTTGAAGCGGGCCTTCATCTTGCCGAAGCGATGCGGGCGGTCAATCAGTCGCTCCCAGTAACCACCTTTGTCGAGTGCGAACCGCACCGTGGCGCTGCCTTCGTTCAGTTCGGTGGAATAGTAGGAGTCCTGGGTGAACCAACCTTGAATGACGTCGAAGCGGAAGCCACGGGCGAACTCCAAGTAAGCCCGCGCGGTGGCGTTCGGGTGTTGTTCATTAGCTGGTGCGCGGGTGCTCCAGTCGTTGAACAGGTCTTCATAAAGCTCTTTGACGTGCCAGGCCTGGCCGCACTTTCCACGGCCGCAACGGATCACCCACGGATCATCGTGGAAAGCGAACAGCTCCTTTTTATTGCAGGCAGGGCATTTGCCTTCCCGCATGTATTTGCCGGCCTTGTACTTGAACCCGTAATCGGATTTCAGGCGATCAAGGATGTCGGCGCGCAATTCGTATTCCATTTTCATCGGGGCTTACTTCACTTCGCCGAGACTGTGTTTAAGGGCGCCTATCAGGCTTTTTCGTGCAGCCAACCCAGGGAAGGCCACCAGCATCGAGCCGTGCCGCAAACCCTCGGGGATCATGCGGAAACGGTCGTCATACCAGTGCTCGTTGAACAGCAACGCGTACTGCGCACGCAGTTCAACAAGTAGTGCCTCGGCTTGGTCGCGGGGCAGTTTTGCGGTGATGGCGATGTCGATTTCCATGGTCCACCTCGGATTGCGGGCAAAGCTCACCCAAACCCATTGGGAATGGGGCAGGGCGGGGTTGGTCGGGGGTTACGGTGTGACGAGACGCAGTCGGCGATTTTCCGGTGCGTTGATGATGCGTTGGTAGATGAGGCTTACGACCCCGCCGAGAGTGGTGATAGCGCCGGCCTGGTGGTGATCGCGCCGCCTATGGTGCCAGGTGGCAAGTTTCGGGTCTTGGAGAAACACCAGTTTCGAGGGATGGACTTTGCGGCCCAGGCAGAGGCGATTCGCCAGGTCACCAAGCGTTACTGGGTCACTTACATCGGCATCGACATCACCGGCATGGGGTCGGGCGTGGCCCAGTTGGTGAAGCAATTCTTCCCAAACATCACCGCTTTCAGTTATTCGCCAGAAGTCAAAACACGCCTGGTGCTGAAGGCCTACGACGTCATCAAAAACGGCCGTCTGGAGTTCGATGCCGGCTGGACCGACCTGGCCCAGTCGCTGATGGCTATCCGCAAAACAATCACCGCCTCAGGGCGCCAATTTACTTACACGGCCGGTCGCACTGACGAAACCGGCCATGCCGATTTGGCGTGGGCAACATTCCACGCGCTGCACAACGAACCCCTCGAAGGGCAGACCACGTCGAACACCGGATTTATGGAGTCCTACTGATGAGCAGACGCAAGCGCGGCACCCAACTGGCCACCGCCGAGCAACCCATTGAAGGGGACGTGCTGCCGCCTGAATCCGGGCCGGTCGAGGCGTTCACCTTCGGCGATCCGGCGCCGGTTCTGGATAGCCGGGAGATCCTCGACTACTTGGAGTGCTGGGCCAACGGGCGTTGGTTTGAAACGCCGATGTCCATGGATGGTCTGGCGAAGACAACGCGGGCCAGCGTGTACCTCCAGTCAGGGTTGAACTTCAAGCGCAACATGCTCGCCCGCACGTTCGTACCCCATCGACTGTTGAGCCGGCAGGCCTTTGAACAGTTCGCCCTGGATTGGCTCTGGTGTGGCAACTGCTACCTCGAAAAGCGCAACAACATGCTCCGCAACACTATGGGCCTGCTGCCGCCGCTGGCGAAGTACATGCGCCGTGGCGTGGACATGGAGACCTATTACCAGGTGCGCGGCTGGAAGGATGAACACGAATTCGCGCCCGGCTCGATCTGCCACTTGCGCGAGGCTGATATCAATCAGGAGATCTATGGCTTGCCGGAGTGGCTAGCGGCGCTGCAAAGTGCGCTGCTCAACGAGAGCGCCACACTGTTCCGGCGCAAGTACTACAACAACGGCAGCCACGCCGGCTTCATCCTGTACATGACCGACGCGGCGCAAAAGGAAGAGGACATCGACTCGCTGCGCACCGCCCTGAAGAACTCCAAAGGGCCTGGCAACTTTCGCAACCTGTTCGTGTACGCGCCGGCCGGGAAGAAGGACGGCATTCAGCTCATTCCGGTCAGTGAGGTAGCGGCCAAGGATGAGTTCAGCTCTATCAAGAACATCAGCCGTGATGACCTGCTTGCGGCGTTGCGCATTCCGCCCCAGTTGATGGGCATCGTGCCGCAGAACGCGGGCGGGTTTGGGTCGTTGCGGGAGGCTGCTCAGGTCTGGACGGAGAACGAGCTGGAGCCCATTCAATCACGTTTGTCTCAAGTGAATGACTGGCTGGGGGAAGAGGTAATACGTTTTGAACGCTTTGATTAAAAAACCGCCTAATGGCGGTTTTTCTCGTGCTTTTCATCACCTTCGGAGGGGTGCGTCGACTTCCATGCGCCCCAACTACCTCCAATCAGGCCTGCTAATGCGCCTGCTATTGCTAACGCAGGCGCGGATGGAATCACAAATGCGGCAATCATCCCGCCTGCTGCAGTCCCGCCAACTGCCAACGCCAGTGAGCTTGCAACTAGAGCTGCGCGCTCCTGCTGACGTTTTTTTGCTGCACGCAACTTCCGATCACTGCGAATACGTACATACCCATGCGCTTTTTGTCTCACGACCTGCTCTACTAAAGCTTCTCGTTCCTCTTTGGTCAACGTTGAATTTTTTGCCTTAAGAGCTTCATCTAACATAGCTTCAAGAGTTTTCTTGAGATCTTCAACTGAATCCTTTGTGTTCGTCTGGCTCATGGAGTGCCTCCTTGTGAGCAGCAGATGACATTTTGGGTCATGAAACCAGCCAAAAGTACGAGGCCTGTAAAGAGAGTAGCAACCAATTTCATTGGTAATCCGGGCTTCCAGTTGGAATCCGCAGCTTTTGAACACATGGCTGCGATAAGCAGCAGAGAGCACGCGAGAGCAATAAGCCAGCAAAACCATGGAATAGGCCCCATAGCGTCCTGCCCCCACCCCTTTATGGCAGCCTGAGTGGCTAGCACCGCAGCGCCATAGAGCCAGCCCAAGGAGTCTATGGCTTCATCCCACTTGAAAGTGAATGAAGGAGATTGTGCGATTTTGAAACAGCCCAGCAGAGCCCAGTATAGAAGAGCTGTACCCACTAAAGGCAGCATACCCTCCCATATAAGCCATTTGAACGATGCGTCCATTGATAGTTCTCGTTATGCGGCAGTTGCGCATGGTGAAAGCATCGTAAAGTGAAGTCAATCGTGCTCTCAGCTAAGAGAGGCCGCCAATCTCCCAGACCACTCGGACGGTTCGCTCATAGAAAACCAGCAAACGTGCCATTCGAGCCAGACTGAAGCCCTCATAAAAACAACGAAGCCGCCCGAGAAGGCGGCTTGCATCATCATCGTTTGGTGAAGATTATCAGGCTTTGACTAAGCGGAGATTTGGCTTTCGCTTCGGGACGGAAACCGGCGAAGTCCCATAGTTTCCGCTTATGGCAACAGGCGCTATGCTGAAGAGGATTGGTATCAAGTCATCCACAGACACATTCAGCTCTTTTGCTATTCCAGTGAGGGAGCGCCCAGTATCCCTAGCAAGGCCGAGAACCTTCTGAAGCACCTGAGAGGTTTCCCTCTGAGATGCTTCAGGTTCCTGAGTCCGAGCCCCCATAGTGGACAGCTCAATACACATGCTTCTGTAAATCCATTCTGACAGTACGCCAGTTTTGTGAAGGCGATAGGCCAAGGCCATAGCTGAAACATTCCAGATCTTCTTTGCGCGGATCACGTCCTTAACCGAATTAACACTCCAGCCGTGGGCTAGGATGCTCTGATAAGGCATCAGGAAGGCGGACGCGAAAGCGTTGGCTTCGCTCTCAATCTCTTTCCCTTTGTTGCTGCCATGTCGGTGCAACACCAAATGGCCAAGCTCATGGGCTGCGTCAAACCGACTCGCTTCTGCAGACTTTTGTGTATTCAGAAAAACGAAAGGTGTTATTCCCTTTCGCCAACATGAAAAGGCATTGACCTGATTGGTTTCTTCAGCAAGTGAGAAGACTCTGACTCCTTTTAGCTCAAGCAAATGGACCAGATTTTTTACGGGGAGCTGTCCAAGACCCCATTCTACACGCACTGCCTCTGCTGCAGCTTCTGGATCCATCCCCGAGCAGTCAGGAACTAAAGGGGCAGGCAGATGGAACTTCGAATCAATCCAGTCACTGAGAATGTACGCGATACCGCCCGCTGCAAGAGCTGCATCACGCTGACCAGCGGTCATTCGTGAAAATGATCTGAAGCTCGCATTCTCCTCCGTAGGGGCTTCCGGATCACGACCAGAAAAAAACGGAATCGGAAAACCCAAAGCCTGCGCGATGCAGGCCAAGCTCTCCTCAGTTGGCAATTGGTCTCCGTTCTCGTAGAGAGAAATCGTTTTACTGCTGAGCAATGTTGCATCCGCAAGCGATTTCTTCGTCCATCCTCGGCGTTGACGAGCTAGTACTAAACGGGCCGGATTGAAATCGCTTATGTCGTTCATGTTCTCGGTGTTACAGGAATATCGATAGATGGGCCTGCATCTGATCCACCGAAATCATCGGGGGCGTTCAGGTTCAGGGGCGGCATGATAAAGCGCGGCAGCCATCCGTCAACCTTACCGTTGTCGGCCATGTTGATTGGCCTCGAAAGCTCGTAGTGTACGACTTGGTTTTCCAGGTCAACGTAGAACAGGAGCATCCAGAAAATCTGCTCTGCCGAGGAGTCTAAAGGGAGTCGCTGCCTATCGCTTCGTTCCACCGGGAACATGTCCAACTGACGAACGTTGTAGTGGACGCTACGGCTGGTCCTATTGCCCCGCTTGTTGCGTGTCAGGGGGGCAGCATGCGGATTGCCAGTGTTCTCGTCGCCACAGCAAACTGTCACGGCATGCTTGTTGTCAGGGGAGATAATGCGCGGCTGGTTACTCGGGTCCGTGGGTTTCCACCCCTTCGGAAGGGTCAGGGCGCGAAGGGCTTCTGTCCCATAGATCCAAGCCAGGGTGCCACCTGAGCCCTTTGGCTGGAGCGGGCCTGCGTTAGAGGTCACACGGTAAAACTGAAGGGCTACTGTACGTAAGTCTTCAGCGGTAATCCCCAGTAGGCGTTCTACAGCCTGTTCGGGCGGTAAGCTTTCAATCTGGTTCAGAAAATCATTTGCCATTAGTAAAATTCTTCTTGTCGGGTTCCGCTTTTTATACATCATTTGATGTTGAAAAAAAAGAACTGCTTAAAGAGTCTCGAGAGTGACGTACGCCCGTAAGGAGCGGACAAAGCCCCCCCGGCGCGCGCCGTCGTCCCCCCACCTCGCCTGCGGGCTAAATGGGTCGTTTTTTCTGCGTACCTGCGGACCATTCACAGCGCCCCAGGTTGGGGCTCTGCTCCGCGTTGTAGTGAAGTTGAAAGCCTGCGGAACCCTGCGAGGGTAGGTGTATTGGGGGATGGTGTTGATGCTGGCTGGATTCTTTTTCAGGAACGGCATCGGAAAAAGGTAATTAGGAAATGTGGTGCAGGGAAGGTGCTTGAGAGCCCCGTGTTCATTGGGTTTCGTCGATTACTTGAGGAAGTTATTTTTAGTAATTCTTCAGGTGATTTTCTAGGAACTCATTGATTTATAAGGTTTTTTCAGCTTATGGATATTACCTTTAAGAATAGTAATTTCATTACCTATATATTACTCAGATATTACTTTTCCGATTTTGTCTCAAACCCTTCAAAAACAATGGCTGTAGAGATTTTGGCGTATCTCATTACCTAAATTACCTTTTTCCGACGCCTTACCCAAAAAAACACCACCCCCCTCAAGCGTGGCTCTTCTGCTCGCCCCACTGCCCACTCATGACGATGACTTACAGACGCTCTCGCGCACATGTCTTTGGGCTGTCCGTGAGTGCTTGTCGGAAGTGCTGGGATTGGAGCGACAAGCAACTGCTACATAGAGAAACCTGTGCTCTGCTCGATGTTTGGGGGTTGAGCGTAATCGCATGGATATCGTGGAGTTGTTTGGTGCAAGGGTTGTGGGCGTCCTCAATGAGTATTGAGGTGCTCCCTCTTTCGCCCACTCCAGCAGCGGAATTTATTCTCCAGGTGTCGGCTCTGATTTGAGCGTATCACTCAGGTTGCCGCTGTTTGAAAGTACCATCTCGTCCAGCTCTAACAGGTACCCCACAATACGATGGGCCGGAATGAAGTTCATGACGCCCGTCGATTTCACGGCCAGGGTCAGCATTCCTGCGAACATCCATTGGTCTTCTATAACCGCGATTACAGGGGAGCCGCTGAAACCTCTGAGCGAATTGGGATAGCCATCTACAAGGTTAAGGGAAACCATCTCCTCCAGGTTTGGGCTTGCCAGCGTGCCTACCAGATAGGACAGAGAAGCACTTATACGCTTTTCGCAGTAGTCATACTCTCGATGGTCCTCGCTGTATCCGAAGACGTAGAAGATTTTCGCGTCTTGATAATATTGTGGGGCGATTGTGAACTCTGTGCCCACCCAATACACCCCTTGCTTGATAAGCAGCTCACGTTGAAACGGCGCAACACGTCGGATCAATATGTCGAAGTGTGGCTCGTATTCGGGGCGGAAAACGGCCTCAAGGTCGAAGATGAGCGAGTACGAGGCGTCTCGGATAAGAATCGTAAAGTCGTCACTTTTTGCCTTCTGGCTATCCAGTACGTGCTGGGCAGAGACCACGAATAGCTGTTCGTTATGTTCCAGGATGAACGCGGTGCCTACTCCATGATATGGATGGTCTTCGTCCGGATTATGAAGAATCACAGGATGTACTTGACCATTCAGCTGTCGCCAAACCTGTTTAATTTCTAGCCAAATTGGGTTGTCCTTCACTGAGCCTCCTTAGCATTTTGGGCCGCGTGTCCTGCGGAAAAGAGGGAAGTGTGGCGATAGCTGGAGTTTAGAGTTGTACAAAAATGGTACGCGTTTTTTTCGAGGCTCACGTAGGCCCCGAATTTGCTAGTCATTTTCGTTAGTGCGGCCAATCTATCACCGAAAAGGCTGATGTTTTTCGCTCATGACCGGCAGCAGTCGACCAAAAGCGGACCATCATAAGCAGGTCAGCAGCCTACCAAGTGTTCTTTCACCGAGGCATCCAACGGTAATGGTGGATCCGTCACGTCTGGGCGTATGAAAATCTTTATGATTACCGTGCTTTCATAGTTTACGAGTTGATGTTGAATTTGCCCTAATCAAGAACGGACGAAACGGAAAAGCATGCCTCTTGCATAGAGCCGATTGCCAGCGAGCACACTTTCCGTTAATAATCACACATCTGAAGGAATTTACGTGCACTATCACGTACTCAAACCAACTATAAATGGATGTTAAAGTTTAATGAGACCTCAAGACAACAAAGAATTCTATGCTTTCTACAATACAAGCGCAGACAAGCTTGCGCAATATGATCTGAAGGTATCCACACTCACAGAAATATACGACGATCACGTACTACAAACACCAGCGCTGGAGCACACGGCAACACTTCTGGCCTCCACCATTCAGAAGATTTCAGACGTCCACTCGGTGCGCTGGAGGATAAAAGACGCATCACACTTAATTTCGAAAATCATCAGAAAGCAAGAGAGCGGAAATATTAAATACAAAAACATCGATGCGATGAACTACCGCTCGATTATTCAAGACCTCATAGGTCTGAGGGCACTGCATCTTTATAAAAGCGGTATGTTCTCCATTGACGACGAAATCAGGAAAACGCTCAATCTTTTAGAAGGTCCCACTGCATACATACGGCTAGGTGACTCGAAATCAGCCATGGAGGACAAGGGGTTCATTGTACAGGAGCACGCCGATGCATACCGATCGGTGCATTACATCATCCAGACCACGCCCTTCAAGGAAACTACTTATTCAGAACTTCAGGTCCGAACAATTTTCGAGGAGGGCTGGGCTGAAATCGACCATGACGTCCGCTATCCTGACTACAGTGACAATGCGGTAGTGAAGCAATTCTTGAGCATCTTCAATCGTCTGTGCGGCGGGGCAGACGAAATGGGCGAATTCGTAAAGACATTGACCGATGTGCTCTCTGCTGGAAAAACTAACAGTTCAGGCGAGACAAAAGATACACCTTTCCAAATAAGTTTGCTAAGAGCCAATATTTCAAAATTGCAATTGCTACCAGCTTCTGACGAGCAAAATGAAATTATCGAGGCCCTGACACAACAAATCAATGATCTGGAATCTAGTTATACACAGGCAGTCGTTGTTTCTAGTAGGGCTGTACAAAACTCCTACAAGGACCTTGATGGCTGGGCCTTAGCTACGCGAATTATTTCGGATGTTATAGCCGCGTCGACCGCAGCAGAAAAAGTTAAACAAGCGCAACGTAAAACATTAGACATGGGCAGAGCTATAGTTGTAGATAATCCACCGTCGTAACGATGGAAAGCATGAATATTGGCTTATTTTTCTAAATACCAATTATCTTCCATTAGTTGCCCTTCGTATCACTTGCGACAGGCAGCTCTGGGTCGAAAAAGGTCGCTCACGAATGACGGCTTCTGGCCGAATACTGCCCTTCGTAACGGGCAGCCATCGGCCATAAGCAGTTATTGACTGAAGTAGCTAACGTTTTGGTAAGGGGCCGGCTTCGCCGGTCCCGAGTGAGCGAAGCGAACGATCTGAGCCAATTGTTAGGCGGCGTAAGTACATGGGCCAAGAGAGCCTGCGAGTTCTTTATTTTTGTAATCGAAAAGATAGCCATTTCCATTGGTGTCTAAAGCGATATGTCGGAAAGTCGCGGCGTACTCTCCGTTGATGGTTTGTACTATGTCGTTTGGGAATGATGAGTTTACCAGTTCATATATAAGAAAGTTCTTGAAAGACAGTACTGGATCTTCGTTGATTCGAGCATCAATCCCGGGGAAATTATTGAATAGAATATTTGCAAACACAGACTTCTCCTTTCTTCTACTAAGTTAAACGCCTAACTAAAAAGTAGACGACAAAAATGGGTGATATTTTGTTCCATTTTACCTGGTAACGTTCCTTGTTTATGCGTAACTCCTTGATCTACTTGAGTGTCGCATCAGCGAGCGCGACATTTACTCGGGAGGGAAAACGACATGACCTCTGCACACATTACGGAGCCACGAGCGCTGTGTCTACGGTCTGCCTTTGGCCGATTGCCGCCTGTCGTGAGGAGCATGGCGTCACTGCTTGGAAGTAGTGTTGGTACGAAAGTGGTACGCAGCTTTCAGGCCGGCTCTGTAGAGCAAGGAATACATGGCCTACAGGATTAGTAATTCCAATCCATCATCGGGGCCACGCTGAACCGGCGTGACGGCTCTGAGCGGGGAGGGCTAGCGTTTACTGGTGGTTCGGCTTTTTCGGAATTCATTAATACTGATCTTTTATACAGCGGTTTTTACCCGTTTTCCCTTGTTTTCTAGAGTCGGTTGCTACATTGTAGCGATCGAATTCGGCAATGTAGCAACTGGAAATGGGCACGATCACAGCACGTAAGCGCAAGGACAACTCGACAGCCTACACGGCGCAGATACGGATCAATCGGGATGGCAAGACAGTTTATCAGGAAAGCCAAACCTTCGACCGTAAGCAGGTCGCCCAGGCCTGGATCAAGCGACGGGAGACGGAGCTGGCCCAGCCCGGTGCTATAGAGCGTGCGAATCGGAAAGGGGTGACGATCAAGAAGATGATCGAGCAGTACCTGGATGAGTACGAGAAGATCCGGCCGTTGGGGAAGACCAAGAGCGCGACGTTGAATGCCCGGTATCAACTGTAGTGCCTCGGGCTGATCAGATGAACGAGTCTGACTACAACTTCATCACCCGGCTCGCCAAGGATCACGACTGTACCGCCAAGGTGGCCGACAGCAAGCTGCTGGTATTGCCGCGTCAAAGTGGGCAGACCGCCAGTGGCAAGAGTCTGCCGGCGATCACCATCCGGCGCAGTGACGTCAGCCGCTGGCAATTCCGCTTTACCGACCGCACCACTCAAAAGGCAGTCAAAGCCAGGTATCAGGACAAGAAAACCGGCGAGCTGGTCAACCTGACTCTGGACAACGATGACGCACCTGCAGGGTTGCCTCCGGTGCATACCGACCGGCATATCCATCCCAACAAATCCGCCGCTGAGCAGGCAGCCAAAGCCCGGCTCGCCGCATTCAATCGCTCGACTGCTGAAGTACGGTTGGAGATGGTCGGGCGTACGGATCTCTACGCTGAACGACAGGTCAATGCGCAGGGCTTCAAGGAGGGGTTGGACGGGGAGTTCCTAGTCGACTCAGTGGAGCAGGTGTTCACCCAGTCTGGCTGGAGCACCACAGTGGAATGCAACGCAGGGAAGAAGGGCAAGGCCAAGGCGGCCGGTAAGAAAAAGAAGGCGCCCAAGGAGGTCAAAGTTCTGGAGCTGTAAGTCGCCGTACCTGCTTCATCACCCGCCGCCATCGAGCGGTATTTTTTTGCCTGGGAAAAAGCGATGTCCATTACCGAGCAACAACTCCAACGCATCATGCCCAACGCCCGCCGCCAAGCGGGCGTTTTTGTATCCGCCCTGAACGCGGCTATGGCTAACCGCAAGATCGATTCGCCAAAGCGTCAAGCGGACTTCCTTGCCCAGGTCGGTCATGAGTCCGGCCAGCTGCAATATGTGCGCGAGCTGGGCGGCGATCAGTACCTCAGCAAGTACGACACCGGGCCGCTGGCTGCGAAGTTGGGGAACACCCCGGCAGCCGACGGTGACGGTCAACGCTATCGCGGCCGTGGGCTGATTCAGATCACCGGCCACGACAACTACCTGCGCTGCAGCCTGGCACTGTTCGGCGATGAGCGATTGCTGCGCACGCCGGAGCTGCTGGAAACGCCTCAATGGGCGGTGGAGTCTGCGGCATGGTTCTGGTCGGTAAACGGATTGAACGCGCTCGCGGATCAAGGGCAATTCAACACCATCACCCGCCGGATCAATGGCGGGCTCAACGGCCTGGAAGAGCATCTGCAGCTGTGGGCCAGGGCGAGGACGGTGTTATGCGTTTCTTCGACCTGATCCCCTCGCAATACCGAGTCGCGGCAGTCGGCTTGTTGCTTGCGATATTGGCCGCCGGCTCTGCTGCCATGGCTTGGACCGCCCAAGGCTGGCGTTACGGTCAGCAGTTGGAGCGCCAGGCCCGGCTCCAGGCCGACACCCTCAACGAGTTATCGCAAGCCGCTGCCGCCCTGCAGCGCACTGAGCAAGACAAGCGCTTCGCCCTGGAGCAGCGCCTGCAGAACAAAGACGAAACCCACCACAAGGAATTGACCGATGAGCAAACGAAGCAGGCTCGTCTGCGTGATCGCCTGGCTACTGCTGATCTGCGGCTGTCAGTCGTACTCGCCGCCACCGACGCCACCAGCGGCTGTTCAGTGCCAGCCACCACCGCCACCGGCCGCGTGGTTCATGGCCCCACAAGAGCCCAACTTGACCCAGCGCATGCTCAACGAATTATCGGAATCACCGATGCCGGCGACCAAGGATTGATTGCCCTGCGGGCCTGTCAGGCATACGCAAAAGAAGTCTCTAGCGTGAAGTAGTAGAGGCTACCGATTGGGGGCGTTGGCCTGTTTGAGCCCCCGACTGCTCGGCCTGCACATCTGGCCCAGCCTATGCTTAAGGGATTTTTCTGGTTTAGTACAGAGAAGTTATAGATAATTGACGATTAACAGTACGCCCGTTAGAGATCCCTATGAGTGTTCAATCTGTAAGGAAACATGATTACATAGATGCAATAAGAGGATTGGCAATAATATTAGTGGTCATGACTCATGCATCACAATATGTAAAGCCTTTATCGGATTTGCTTCAGCGCATCATGGTAGAGGGAGCCCGTGGGGTTCAGTTATTTTACGTTGCAAGCGCTGTTACATTGTGCATGTCTTGGGCGGCGAGAAAATCCCATGAGCAAAGTCCTATTTTAAACTTCTACATACGTAGGTTTTTTCGAATCGCGCCAATGTTTTATTTAGCGATAATAGGTTATTTGATTCTTAACGGGTTTGCTGCGACTTACTGGGCCCCAAACGGTATTGAATGGTGGTTTGTGCCTGTTACTGCTTTGTTTCTACACGGCTTTCATCCTGAGACAATCAACTCCGTTGTTCCTGGTGGTTGGTCCATAGCGGTAGAGATGACGTTTTATCTTGTTTTCCCTTTTCTTATGCGATTCCGAAAGGCTTACTATTTCTTAGGCGTGTTGCTGGTTTGTGTTTTGCTGCAGCGCCTTAATAGCTATGTGTCTGTAAGGGTTTTTCCCTACCCGCCAGGACAGGAATACATGGCAGTGAATTTTTCGGTGTTGAAGTTTATCAGCCAGGTGCCGATATTTCTGATGGGTGTCTTTGCCTACCTGTTTTTGACCAGGGCTAGGGTGAGTGATGCCAAGATGCTCATCGTCGGTGGGCTTCTGTTTTTCTTCCTTTCTGTGAAATTTTGGACGCTTTCACATAAGCCGGTATCCCATGACGTTTATGCGGGTGCTATGTTCGCTGTATTATTTGTCTTGGTTGCCTATTATCCCGTAAGGATATTGGTCAATAAATTCATGATCGGCCTTGGTAAGCTGAGCTTCAGTATGTACCTGACGCACTTTGCAGTTTTGAGCCTTTTTACTAAGCTTGGAGTTGTGTCGCTTCTAGGGAATGGCAATAAGGAAAGCGTAGCGTATTGTTTTTTGGTGCTGATAGTCTCGGCAGGTGTATCGCTGCTGACCTATAACTTTATCGAAAGACCGGGCGTTTCCCTTGGTCGCCGTTTGATAGAGCGGCTAGAGCGAGCGAATGCGAACTCAATAATTGATAGCAAGGCTGTGGAGACAGTTAAATAAGTACAGTTAGCCTGTGTCATTTGGCGCAGGCGTTGGAGTGTAAATGGAAGTTAATGTGGTTGTAGTTAAACTTTAAGTCTTGTCATTCAAGCTAGATACTTCCGTAACGGCGCGTATTCACGTTGACCGTTCTGTCTGTTTACCAGACCTCGTATACAGCTTTTCCGTCGAAACAAAAGAAGCGGCCGCTCTGGATGCGTCAACATCCGGCGCGGCCGCTGTCCCTGCAGATCGTCCCTGCAAGTCCAGCCAAGGCTCCTGCTTCGTGCACAAAGCGGAGCGAGTCTAGCACTGTTTATCCATACAGTAAAGGTCTTGCATTATATGTCCACCCCTATCGTTCCTTGGATGGGCGGCAAACGCCGCCTGGCCGACCACCTCATCCCGCTTTTCCCACCCCACGAGTGCTACGTCGAAGTCTTCGCCGGCGGCGCCGCGCTCTACTTCATGCGTCCCCAGGCCGCGCCGGTTGAAGTCCTCAATAACATCAACGGCGACCTGGTGACGCTGTACCGCGTGGTGCAGAACCACCTGGAAGAATTCGTGCGCCAATTCAAATGGGCGCTCAGTTCCCGCCAGGTGTTCGAGTGGCAGAAGATGACCCGCCCTGAAACCCTCACCGACATCCAGCGCGCCGCGCGGTTCTTCTACCTACAGCACCATGCCTTTGCCGGCAAAGTGACGGGCCAGACGTTTGGCACCGCTACCACTGGCCCGGCCATCAACCTGCTGCGGATCGAGGAGAACCTCTCGACCGCCTGGCAGAGACTGTCCGGCACTTACGTCGAAAACCTCCCTTGGCTGACTGCGCTGAACGGTATGACCGCGCGCATACCTTCCACTACATGGATCCGCCTTACTGGCAGACGGCAGGCTATGGTTTGGACTTTCCCTTTGAAAACTACGAGCGGATGGCCGAATTCATGCGGCGCTGCAAGGGCAAGGTGATGGTCAGTATCAACGACCATCCCGATATCCGACGTGTGTTTGAGGGGTTTCATTTCGAAACGGTGGATATCCGGTACAGCACGTCTAATCAGCGGCAGGGAAAGGTCGATGTAAGCGGAGAGTTGGTAATCATGAATTGGGAACCAGCAGCGCTGGGAGGGCTGTTTTAGCTGCGAGGGGCTGCGATGCGTTGGATCAAGGCTTCGCCTCGGGAGAGTTGTCTGCTCCGTGCTCTGGATAGTAATCAAGTTTGATGCCAACATGGCGATCACTTCTTAAGGTTCAACAAAAGCAAGCGCGCACGATTATCGTTTTTTGACTTTCCGTTCTCCTCGGCGAATGGCAGCCCCAGTAAATTGGTAGGTAAATCTAGCACCTCCTTGAATAATAGCAGCCTTGTGCCATCCTCTTGGCATTCACTCAAGGTAGGCGCGGTCATGAAACGAATTTTTCGAACATCTGCATTTGCAATTTGCATTGTGATCGTAAATGGCTGCGCGATGCTTTCCCCGTACACTCCAGTGGCTGAGCATTTCTGCACTCCTACACCAAGTATACCAAAGCCCAAAGACGGCTCTGGTCGTGCAGAGTCTTGCCATTTTAGCCAGATATTTGAACGCAACGCCCAAAACACAGCATATTTTTCTTCAACATCTACTATTGCTTTAGCCGGTATTCTCGGATTAGGTGCATACAAAGCTATCGTTGCCAGTAGTGGCCATCAATACGTAGCTTTAGCGGCTGGTGGAGGTGCTCTCTACGGAACGGGCCTAGCCCTTTATAAGCCTACGCGTGAACAGGTTTGGATGCGGGGCTCAGCGGCACTATCTTGTATAGATGAATTTTATAGCGACTTTGATCCTGCTGTAGGAGAGTATTACTACCAAAATCTAATCCAAAAGCAGCGAGATTCAATAAAAGTAGAATATTTAACTGCCATGTTTATAGTCGGTCTGTATAATGAGCAATACATTGCGAACGTTAGAAAGTTAGCTAGCTCTGCGAATAGTATTTTAAGTGCCCTTCAGCCGACTACTGAGCAATCTTATTCAGCAGTTAGGTCCTCAATTGATGAAACGGTTGCGGGTATCCCTAAGGATAACTTAAGGGCGAAATTAAAGACTGAAGAGCCTTTAAGTGATGAGAATAATGAGGCGGCTCTAGCTCTAAGTGCTTGGATATATCGTGCGATTGAACAGCACAAAAAAATCCAGACTGAGAACCTCAAGCCGCAGTGCTCTATATTGAACTCGGACTTTGTCATAGCTGAGTTTCCGGTTGACGGAAAGCTTAAACTAAAAAAGGACAGTGAGAAGAAATATACTATTCTTGATGGATCCGGATTTTTCACAATCAAAAAATCACCTGACTCAGCAAGTGTACTAGCAAAATTCGACTCATCTAATAAAGTCAGGTTAATTGTCATTGAAGGTAAAGCGGTCACCGCCGAACCTGTTTTTGTCACATTCATTGATTCGGACTCGGGAGTTTCAAGGACGCTGGAGGTGACTGTAGAGCCATAGATTTTATCGAGATGCGAGGCGTTTACCGACTGTTCTTAGCTTATTCTGCTGAAGCAGTTACTTTGAGTTCGGCCGGAAAATAGTGATGGCTATGTTGAAGTCTTGTTCACTTAGAAGGCTTCGCCGGGGGGACGTAGTCACAGTCAAAGATCGAACAATTTTTGAGTTGCCCAAAAAAGTTTTCTCGGTGACCGACCTTTTCCAAAACGTCAGTCGAAGGTAGTTATTTCGAACGGCCATCTTCGGTCAGAAGTGGATCTTTTGTACTAGATGTTTCTACTATCCATGAGTGCTTATGGGCTGTATAAATCTAAGAAACTCTATACCATCCAATATTCGGTCGATGAGAGATTTGGCAATCATGTTCATCTCATTGAAAAATTCAGTAATAAGAAACCCGATTCTAATTTTCGGCCATTTTGTTTTTCTCAATTCGGTCCGCCCAACAAATGACCGTTTTGAACCATTTAACTAATTTTTTTTCCTTGAATGTGTTATCCCTCAAGCCCTCTATCCCGAAAGCGCCTATCGAATAAAATAAGGTTGCTTCAGCTAAATCAACAGCTTCTTGGACCCCTACATGCAGATCCGTGGCCGCTGGAGACATTCCACCGTGAACAAGCTTTGATCTAAACCCATAAACCCGACGAGCAATGCCTCTCCATTCCCCCCTGGAAATTTTATCATTGATGCATAACGCTGCAATGCGCTCAGAAAGAGTTGACGTTATGTCATCACGCTCCCCCGTCATAATCAACCTCTCCATCGCGGTGGCGTATTTTATGATCCTAGTGGCATCGCTTTCATCTCTAGTTGCCTCACCAAACCACTGCGCTGCGTCGAGAAATCTTTTACTGAGCGGCCTCAACAGCTTTGGATCTACAACGGTTTCCAAGGCAATGCTCAATAGCTGCTGGTATTCATTATCAGGGCCGAGCATTTGAGACCAGCCATCAGGAAACGTAACTTCCCCGAAATAAGCGAACGATGTAGAAGGTTCGAGCACGGCATCCTCATTTATTTGCAGCTTTGCCCTGTGATCATTGGGGAGGTGTAGTCCACCAACACGCATACGCCTTGAATGACTAACACCTATCAGCAAATAGAGGCAATTTAAGCCTGCAGTTACAGCCTCCAATGCAAGTCGATCCGAAGTAGTTTGATCGCAATCTTTGATGGTGACTTGAGCGACCCAGCGAAAATTTCTATAGTAACGAATCGCCTGAGCCATTAGCCTTCTTTCGTAAACTTTCTGTTCGGAAGATTGTGTTCGTCGCTCGATATGATCGATAAAGGTCTTGCGCATTTCCGATCTACTATAAAAAGTCACCGGACCTAATTCAATCTTATGAGGATCTTTGGAGTGCATTAAATGGCAAGGTATAAAGTGCGTCACAGTTTTGCAATGTAGCTTAGCTTGTCTCGCCACATCACTAAGCAGTTTATCCACTTGCTTGGTGTTAATATCGACCTTGCCTTTTAAGAAACGTCTAGCGAACCCCAGTTTAGCTTCTTTATATAATGTTTCCTGAGAGATATTTCTAACTAATCCTGCTCGCCGAGCTGCTTCATCGGCCAACTCGGCCAGTTTCCGTGCAGCAGCAGATCCGCAGACTATCTCTCCACTTTTTTCAGGATGAGGGATCGAGTAAAAACTATCCCAACGATCAATTGTTTTAAAGTCACCTTCCTTGATAATTCTCTGAAACCTGTCGCATTCTGACAGTACAAAATTTACGCTCTGAATCAACTCAAGCTTTGTCACCTCCAGTATCTCCTTTGAGCTCAAACCCATAATTGAATTTCAACGTGATTGCTAATCATATAGGCACCATCGCTTACCGCGCGACTTGGATCTAGGCTTTACCGCTGAGCCGACGACGATGATTGCCTTAGGGCCCCCTGTGACCAGCTTGGCAATGTCAGCCGGTTTCGGCAGGCAGTGATTTCAACTTGCTTAGAAATTGCTACAGCGTGAAAGTATTATAGGGGCTAAGCCAGTCAGTTCGGGGTGTTAGGGGAGGGATACACCCAATCCATAATGGGGGCGACGGAGAAGCGGCGGGAGAGGGGAGCGGTTTGTAGGGGCATGCGGATCTGAGTTAGCGAGGCGAATGGGGCGCAGTTTATCAGGGATGCTTCTGAGGTACTTAACGGGTTCTCAGGCCTAGCCATTCAACCTTAAGTGATAACCAGAATACGCGCTCGGTTAGGCTTTCGACGCGCACCTTGTGTTGATGATTTATTATGGCTGCGATAATGACATGCAGATTAACTATGACCAAGCCAAAAGATGCTCGCAACGTTGAAGAACGTGGGCTCTCGTTTGCGTTAGTGCGGGACTTTGAATGGTCTACGGCGTTGATCTTGGAAGATGATCGATTCGACTACGGCGATTGTCGTTATCGGGCGATGGGATGATACATAGGGGATCGCCTGCATGTCGTAGTGTTCACCCCAAGGGGGGGCGCGCTCCACGTCATCAGCTTTCGTAAAGCCAACAAACGGGAGGTCAAAAATTGTGACCAAGAAACCCAGTCCTGAGAAGGTCGATACAGCGAACCCGGAATGGTCGTCTGAGGACTTTGCTAAGGCCAAGCCAGCTAGCGAGGTGCTTGTGGGATTGTTCGGCAAAGCTCAGGCGAAGGGAATGCTCAAACCCAAGCGCGGGCGGCCAAAGTCGGTAGCCACTAAAGAGCATGTTAACGTTCGTTTTGATGCTGACGTGCTGGAGCGATTCATGGCTTCCGGACCGGGCTGGCAAACGCGAATGAACGCCGCCTTGGCTGATCGGCGTCAAGACGCACACGCAGATGAACTGAAGGCCTAAGGAAATAAGCCGCGGTGGACGCGGCTTTTTGCTGTGTTGTGATTGGTTTTTTCTCAGCGATGGTATAAATAAATCTGTCCCTTTTTTGCTATCTTTCGATGTTGTTTCAACAGGAATATTTCGTGAGTTGGAGCTACGCGGTACGAGGCTGGCCGGCGCAATCAATCTACGATGATCAAGGAGCGAGTTGTGAGTAGTTCGGGAGTTCCTGTTATCGATAAGGAACAGTTGATCAAGCTTAGAGATAGGCTCTATAGAGCAATTGATAACAGTCGCTCAGACAGATGGTGTCTTGCGCTTTGGAGTCGGTTTATCAGAGCTAGAGATGCTCACCAGTGTGTCGTCTGTAATTCTGACGATCGGGTCCAAGCGCATCATGTATTTAGAAGGACATTGCTTTCGCAGGCGCGATATGAACTCGGCAATGGAATTACGCTGTGTTACGAATGCCACAGGGTTGCACACGAAGGATTTAACGGCCGGCCGGATATGACGCTGCCGATAGGTGCCCAAGGGGGGGACGACCAAGACGAAATCGCCTTCTACTATCGAAAGTTGCTTGAGTCCTCAGAAGCTTTAGATTTAGAGCACGATGAGTTTTTTACGTTGAGCGATGGAATGCTCAGATTTTTCGTCCGAGTACAGGGCTACGAATACCTCCGTAATGCAGTCGCTGCGAATCAAATTACTGGGTTAGTGATGGCCTATAAAATTTGGGTTCGTAGTCCAGAGCAGATGACTTCAGCCATTTTAAGGGCAAACCTTCCGGGTGATTTTTGACCTCAAGTCTGTTCCATTCTCGATCCACTGCTGTCACTGCCTTCTCTTTGCCGGTCCCTTTTTCGCGGTAGTACGCGATGATCCCAGTGGGTTCTTCCAGATATTAAATAAATCTGTACCCTTTTTTCGAAAAACGGCGGGAGAGGGGAGCGGCTTATAGGGGCATTGGAATCTGAGTCAGTGAGGCGAATGGGGCGCAGTTTAACAGGGATGGGTATTGGGTGTCGGAGAGGTAATTTCCGCGTCAAGACTCCCTGTCGTTTGGAAAACGCCGCAGATCTCAAAGTGATCAATACACCGTATATCGTGGTCTGACCCCGATATTGACATCTCACTGGATGAGGTTCTGAATATCCGTGCGCCTCACGAGTAGCTGGTGGCAATCACTGGCGAGAGCATGCAGGGCGTCGGGGTCTTCGATGGTGACCTGCCTGTGTTGGTTCGTGCCATCTAGCCGATCCATGGGCATGTGGTGGTGCTGCTGAGCAATGAGCCCGTCTGCAAACGCCTGTGTAAGAGAGGCCGGGGCTACTCTCCGAGAACCCCAAATACCCGGCATGCTACATTTATGCGGTCGATAGAACTAATGCTGTGAGGCTGCTGTTTAGGGCAGGCAAAATCATTTAAGAGTGCCTTCCTGCGCTGTGATGGTTGCTGAGGGCCGTAATTTGGTGCGGCGATTGTGAAGAATAAATAACCCCGTGAGAATCCAAAAAGAAACCATGGTCTCCAAAAAGCTGAAAACTTGATTATTTGCCGGAATATATATAAAGATAATAGCAAATAACGGAAGCAGCATCTTTGCATAAAAACTATCCGTAATGATAATGGAAAAGCAGATGCTCGCGAAGTACCAGCCAAGTATGAACATGACGATGGATACTCCAAAAAAGCTGACATCATTTGCGACATGGCTATAAAATGAGTGCCATTGCACTTTTTCATCCCAGCGAGTAGTTATTTTTCGCTGAAATGTTCTCTCTCCAATATCGATTCCAAAATGTTCGGCAAAGATTTTTTGTAAAAAAACTGAGTGTCCAATCCCGTATGAACTATCAAATTTTTCACCGAGTGAGAAAGACATTCCTTGGTAGCCTTGAACTAGATAAACAGTCAGTTTTTCATAAAAGTCCGTAATTGCGTCTCTGTTTCCTTTTTTTTCATCAATGGTCAAATCGCTCTTGTATACAACTCCGAATTGGTTAAGGTATCGAAATGAGGCGGGCTTGGTGTCTTCAAAAACCACGCTGTAAGGCGATGTTCCTGACTTTACGCTATAAAATTGCCAGAAAGAGAATAAAAATATGAAGGCTAAAAACACTAGGAAAGTCTTGCGAACTTTCAGTTCATACAAAATCCCCCTGGATTTTTTTGAGGCAATAACTGCCCCGAGGCAAACTGATACGACAAACAAGTAGTAAAAATTTATTGCACTTAGACTTGCGGTGATGCCGGTGCACAAGGGAAGCATCGCTACCAGAAAGCCCGTTATGCTTCGTGTCCTGCTCAGCTTGTCCCAGTAATAGACAAGTCCTGGAAGCAATACGTATTTGAATACCCCGAAAAATAGTAGGAGCGCGGTCACGGACGAATTGCCTGTGAACCTTTCCTTCGAATCTGGCGAGGCATACCAGTTCCGGACCTCGGCAGGGGCCAATACTCCGCGAGCCAGATCGGAAAAAAAATGAGTGGGTATGTATGACGTGGAAAGGGTCGTGTTGCGGTGGAGAATAACTATTGCGATAAGAGCAAAAAAAAGTATTTGCCAAAAAAATCTTAAAAATACATTGTCATCGCTTGATATCATGCTGTCGGGAAGCCGTTTAAGCTGGAATCGACAAGAAAATATATAGCCTAAAATAAATGTGAGGTGATACAAAGAAATAAGAATGATGAACTCAGTCTTGTTTTCTATAGGCCAAATCAGAGGGCCAAAAAAAAATAACCATAACGTAAAAAGCAAATACCCTTCAACAAACAATAGCGGGATAGATAGTTTGATAGTTTGCAT